TTTTTATGATTGTATCAGTTGGTGAATTATCATCTGCTATTGAAATACCCACATTTAAAATAAAAGGCATATCAAAATAAGTTTCAATAAGTTTAAGTTGTTCATCTATAATAGATTCAACTCCTTCAATTGAGTATATGTGATAATATATGTGAACCATTATAAAGTGTTGTAGTAACTATTTTGTTTTTCTTGTCTTGCAATTTCTTTGATGTGTTTGATACAATACACCTCATCACCTGGAAGATTGGTATAAGATTCAAACCCACCAATTCTTTCGTGAACTTTACCACTCCAACCAATTGTAGGTTTGTTTCTGTAAATACGAGTCTGTGCATCTGGAAAATTAACCCATCCATATTCGTTTACATTCCAACCCCATTCTTTAATATGCTTATCCGTTAAACCATTTACTATGTTTATACGAGGAACTAATATTAAATCTTTGTCTGTGTTTGCATCTAAAATTTCTTCTAAATTAACAATAAGGTTCTCATCTAATAATTCATCTGCATCTAATTGGAATATCCACTCACCTTTACATTGTGAATTTAAGAAGTTTTTCCATTGTGCAAAATCATTATCAAATTCCGATTCAATCAAATTGATTTTATCAGCATTTGCTTGCAATTCTAAATACTCTAATAATTCGGGTTGTGCTTTGGGTGTATCCAAAAGGACTACTATTTCGGAATTCTCTCCTTTATAGTTTAATAACTGAGTAAGTAATTTAATCGTTTCATCAAATTCATTACATACTGTAATTGCGTAACTTATTTTCATTATTCTTCTGTTTTTATAACTTCGTCTTCACCACCTGTTGTGTATGGTTGATATGGTTTATAGTGTGCCATTCTTGCCTGATGTTCATTCCACATATCTGCCGATGGTCTATATGTGTTATTTGTATAACTTATATTTGAACCACTAGGATTCCATTGAGTTGTTGAAGATGGATTATATGTAATAGTTCCACCACTTCCGGTTGCCACCGTCAATATTCCACTAGTTGTACCACAATGTATCTTATATGGATTATACGGGTCTGTTGATGGACCAGGTGTAATATGTGGTAATGTTACAATTGGTGCAGTATTCGGAATTCCAAATGGAAATCCTATTGGTTCTTCATCTTTAACCTCTGCCAATTTATCTTTTAATAAATCCCATTGTTTTGGAGTAATATTGTATTCGTGTACTCCTTCTGAAAATCCTTTTAACCAAAGGATAAATTCTTTTGATGTCATAACTATTGTTCTTTTAGTAACGATTTATTAGTTGGTTCTGCTTTTGGTAATTTGTTTTTAGGAACTAACTTAGTGGTATCCATATCAATATGTGTAATTTTACCTAAACCACTTAATTTATAAGTTCTATACGAATCATTTGATATTACAGGTACCGAACTTACTATTTTTTCATAAAAGTTTTTAGCACCACCTTTGATATTTAATTCAACATCTTCATTTACAAACTTACCAAAGAACTTTTTTATTAATTCTGGATTTACATTTGATACTTTAATTGCATGAACTATATCTTTTGATTTTGATACAAATAATGTATAAATTATAGGTGCAGATGATGCGGAATAACTACCTCTGTGTCCATCTATATATTGATATTCTTTGATTATATAAAAATTACCCCTAACCATTTGATTAGGAGTAACTTTATTTGCATCATCGATGAATCTTCTATATAGTGGATTGAAATTACTCATCTTTTTTTAGCATCTTCAATTTAGGTAATTGTAGTTGTTGAAACTTAGGTTGTACTTTAGTATAAATACCATATTGATTTAAAATTGTATCAAATAATTGAGTCATTTTTCCTAAACTAAAGTTCTGTTTATTCTGTTTTCCCAATTTAGATGATTCAACTTTGTATTTATCGTAATTTTTATAAACATCTTTAATTGCAGATAATGCTTTTGAAATATTTACATTAAACCACTTTGCCTCTTTTAATAAGAATTGGTCTGCTGCTGATTCATGTACTTCTTTTAATTCACCTTCTAACAACACTGCACCATTCTTTAAGAAATCTAAGTGGCCGCTCCAACCACTTACTATAACCGGCTTACCCGTCAAACTGAATTCTAATAATGGTCTACCAAATCCTTCACCCTTTGTAAAGTTCAACATTGCCTTTACTTTTGGATGTTCGTATAATCCATTCATTTCAGCTTCGGTTAAATCACCATGTAGTAAATAAATAGGAACTTGTCCATAATCTTTACCCAATACCTCTCTAATCTTTTTAATAGTTACCTCTCTATCCAATACACTAAATCCTGCTGAACTGGTTTTAAGAACTAATGCAGGTTTCTTCTTTTCGTTTTTGAATGCCATTGCAAATGTTTTAATCATCATTCCCACATTCTTTCTATCCTCACTTAAATCACCTCTCAACCAATGTCCTACGAATAAGAATGCAAAATCTTCTTTGATTTGTTTTAAGTCTTCCACATCCACAACTTCTTTAGTTCCAAAGTTTTCATTAAATCCTTCAAACAAAATTTCAACTGGTTTTTGGATTTTATGTTGTGCAATCAATTTACCACTTTGCTTATCTGTTTCATTATAAACAGTATCAACTAAACTTTTCTTTGAATGCTCCGATGGTGTAATGATTAAATCCATTCTATTACAACCATGTATCCAATCTAATGCACAATGTGTGGTTTCGATTGCTGCCGTAATACCAATGTTGTAAAACCCCACAGGTTGAAATTCATTTGGAACGGTAACTTGAATATAAATATCAGGTTTTTCTTGTACACCTGGAATAATATTATCAACTACCCATTTATGAAATTCATTATCGTAATTAAGAACATCCATTGGTGTCTGTCCCCAACGAGTGCTAATAATTTTAATATCAAATTTATCTAACTTATATAGAGAATGTAATAAATCTCTTGCGTGGTCACCATATCCACTCCTTGTTGCTACTGGTGCCTGAAATACTAATGTTGGTTTCATACTATAACTCTATTAACTTAAATTTTTTCTTTGGTGTCCAATTTTCAAATGCTCCCTCCATGCCATCTACTAATGTTTTACACATTGCTTCTCTGCTCAACAACCCATCTCCTAACATCCATTTTCTACCTTTCAATGCTGCCGCATCTCTATCCTCTTTTGGCATTTTATACCAATCCATAATTAAAGGTGAAATATCTTCAAAATCAACTCTATCATCAAATATATATGGAGTTGGAACTGAACCTGTTGTTGAACGAACTGGCCAAATTGGTTTAACCCAATCTCCCCACACTACGCCTGCTTTTTTATGTCTATCATGTAATGAACCAATCTCTACATAATCATCTGCGGTTAATAACTTACCTGTACCTTTATCTCTAAATCCACATTGGTCTTGTAATCCACCCGTTACTGTTACAATAATTGGAGTTCCTGCCATTACAGATTCTGCAGTTGCTAATCCAAACCCTTCGTTAGATGCTACATTTATTGTTACATCTCCTAAATTATAAAGATAGTTTAATTGTTCTTCTGTATATCTATTCGGTGCAAATACTACATTTGTTTCAGGTGAACAACACTCTGCTATGGTTCTTGGTAAATCTGTTCCATGCTCTTCTACGGGAGTTGTATGCATTAACAAACAAACTTTACTTCTTTGTTCTGGTGCTAAAGCCTCCACAAACTTATCGAATGCAAGAATTACATCTATTGGTTGTTTTCTACGAATATTTCTATTATTCCAATATAAAACAAAATCATATTCTTTTTCACCAAAGATTTCTTTTTTAAATTCGGCAGGTACTTCGATTGGTTTATACAAGTCAGAATTGATACCATGTGGTACATAACTTACTTGCCAATCTGCAGGTTTAACCCAATGTTTCTCTTTATCCCAACCCCAAACTCTACGAGTGATACCATATGTTTGTTTTGAGATACAACCAATCCAATCACAACTTTCGTAATAATCTCTGTTGTATTTTGGGTCTGGTAAATCATCCCAAATATGGTAAAAGAAAAGGGGTACTGATTGACGAATTTCATGCTCAATCTCATATAACCAAATCCAATATCTCGGGTCTGTAAAGTGTAAGATTGCATCAGGTTTTTCAACCATTAATAATTGACGAATAATATCCGCATTACCATAACCATCCGATGGATAAATTTTAACTGAAGCATCTGCTATACCTGTTCTGGTACGAATATCTTCGTTTAAATCTAAAACTTTACCTGATTCTGGATGTTTGATTGCTGCTCCTAATTGTACCCAATCGTACTTATCAACTGTTCCCATAACTAATTGTTTGGAAACATTAGCTATTCCACTAGCCATTCGGAGGTCATCCGATAATAATAGTATTTTCTTTTTTGCCATAACTTTTATTTATAATTATATGTATTGGAAATTTAGATTTTTCCATCACATATTCCCCTTTGGGAGAACTCACACCATTTACAATTCTTTTTATTTTTACCAGGATTCTTTACAAATTCTACTTTTCTGTAATCACCATTTTCATCAAATACACTATCTACAAATTCTCTAAAAGAAGTCCATGCTTTGTTTACAGATGGTTTACCACTTGCAGGTATATGCTTTGAAATACGAGGTATTGTATAATCTGTAGATTCTGATACTTTACGTTTTAATATGATGAATTCAGCATCAATCATATCTTGCGATATATTCAATAACTCTGCGTAGAATTTCTTATAAAGAAGGATTTGTGCGTTTTTAATATCATCTGCTTTTTGGTATTTATTCCAACCCATAGTAGATGTTTTAAAATCTATAATACGATAACGACCTGTAACTCTATTCCTAACTATTAAATCTAAAAATCCTAAAAAGCTTACATTTTCAGCAATTTTAGTATTAATTGGTTGTTCAATTGCTACCAACTCATCGTTTGTTAATGAAAAGAAACTATTGAAGTTTTTAGGTTTTTGGAAATAATCTAATATAAGATTCCCATCTTCTAAAAACTCAACTAATTCTTCCTTTGTACAAATAGGATTAGTACCATCTAATGATTCTTTTAGATATAACTCACGCATCTTCTCTTTCAAGAATGCTTTTGTATCCATTAGTTTATCTGCTTGTGATTTTGAAATACGCAAACACTTATCCAAATATGATTGGAGTGTTTCGTGCATTGCAGTTCCAAATACTAAATGGATATTTGATGTAGAGATGGATAACCCATCAATATAATTCAACTTATACTGATATGGGCATCCGCTCCACATTGAGTATTGACTAAAAGAAACTCTTCCCACTATATTTTAAGTTTAAGTTTGGTAATTTGTTTTGAATCAATACCATATTTTTCACAAATGAATTTAATGTTCTCTCTACCTTCTCTTGAGGAATATAGAATTTCTATGTAATCAATAGCTTGATGCTCAGAACAAATATAATCATTTTTTATGAGATTAACAAGCCATTCCTCATATTTTTCTCCTGCTTTTCCTTTAATATATTTTAAGTAATACTTTCCTTTAGGGATGATATTTATGTACAACTTATACATTTCCTTCGGTGATAGTGTTTGCGTTAAAGGAAGGATACTCGCAATGAGTTCTACCCATTCTGGTTTCATCGAAAGGAATCTATTAATCATAAAGTTACTCCAACTCTTAATATCTTCTTCTGATAATTTATCAAAGTAGTTTGGGTCTTGTTCCGATGTAATTGCAGCAATGTGGTCAAATAACTTTTTCCCTGCCATTATTCTACTATTGATGATGGTTTATCTCTTAATTCCAAAGGTAACAATTCTTGCAATGCTTTACCACATTGAGTACAAAGATACAGTTCAATTGGAATGATTGAATCTTGCGCTTGACCTGTTACTAATCTTGATAATTTTTTGAATCTAAATCCTGGCATAAATACTTTACTGCCGCATTCACAATCCATATCTCTTGCATCACTTATATTGATGCCCATTGGTAATCCTTGTTCCATTACTTTATAATGTTTAAAATTTGAATAATTGTACTCATAAATACGATTTCTTTATCTACTACTAATGCATCTTTGGATATACCTTCTGCAATAGTTAAGATTACATTTGCCGTATTACCTGCTGCGTATTCATCTACCTTATCGTATAACATAGAGTACATTTCAGAATAATCATTTAATCTATTATCAGCAACTGCTTGTCTGATATTCATAAACATATTTCTTTTGTCATCATTTGCTTTTAACAAATCTATCAATTTAGTTTGGAAATTAGATTCCACCATAATTTGATGGTCTACTTTCAACTCTCCTTTTGCAGATTGTAATTGGCAAGTATTTAAGATTCTACGAATATCTGGATAATATGAACTGATAATATCTGCTACATTTTTTAATTCATATTTGATATTTTCAGCATCCAAAATTTTAGTGACTTGAACTGCTACATCTTTCTTTGTAGGTGGTGTGATTGAAAATGTTTGACATCTACTTTTGATTGGGTCAATAATCTTTTCGTGGTAATTACACGTTAAGATAAATCTACAATGTTTAGAAAATGTTTCCATTAAGTTACGCAAGATTGCTTGTGCGTTTGGAGTCATATAATCAAACTCATCCAAAATGATAATCTTAAATCCTGCAAATCCCATAGAGGATGCAAAGTTCTTCACCTTATTACGAACTGTATCTACGTTGTTCTCATCCGATGCGTTAATAATCATATGGTCACATTTGATTGTATTTACAATAAGTTTTGCAAGTGTGGTTTTACCAGTTCCCGCTTTACCATGTAATAACAAATGTGGAATATCATTATTGTCCAAATATTGTTGAATGGTTTCCTTTACGGTTTCATTACCAACATATTCGGCAAGAGTTTGTGGGCGGTATTTCTCCACCCATAAACTATGCTCTCTTTTACTATTTTCGTTTGCGAAAAAACTCATCTTTTTTTATTTACCTGTTGAACCAAATCCACCTATACCTCTACTGCTTTCACTTAACTCATCTACCACTTGCAATTGAATAACCGGATGAGGAACTATAATTATTTGACAAACTCTATCACCAACATTATACGCAATAGAATCCAAACCATTCAATTTAATAAATGTTGCTTGTAATTCACCTCTATAACCTGCATCAATTACACCAACTGAATTACTTAGTATCAATTCTGTGTTTCGTATCGATGAACGAGGAAATACTAATCCAACCATACCATCTGGTATTTCCATAGCAATTCCCAAACCATAAGTGATTTGGAATGATGTATTTTCTATAATAGATGTTGCTACTAAATCTAATCCTGCATCACTTTCTTTTGCGTATGCTGGTTTAGTTGCCTGATTGTTCAGTAGTTTTATTTTTACTTTCATTTTGTTCTTTTCTTATTTTTTTAGTTTCTTCTGTAATTGGTTTTGGGAAAATTCTAAAAGTCATTCCATTTTGTTGGAAATTTAATCCTTCACCTTCTTCTGGTTGAATTTGTAAAACCAATGGTGCGGATTCTTCCCCTTCGTTTGCCCAAGCAAATACGATTGGTTCATTGTTAAAAAATTGAAAACACCATTCTGCATCTGCAATTGGTTTTGTTTTAGGTGCTTCGATACTACCTGCTTCTTGTTGTTGTAATTTCTCTTCTGAGAATAATTCTAATTGTTCTGCCATTTTATTTTTATTTAATTGTTTACAAATATACGAAAAATATTTTAGAAATCAAAGAACTTTTTTGCAGTTTGAACTTCGTTAGATGCTTTGTTCCATTTCAATGCGTTGTAAAAGTCATCTAATTTGTTTTCTAACTCTGCTTTGTAAATCATATCTCTATCGATATACTGTTCAATGAAATCCATAATCTCTTTTGGGTCGTTGTAATCTTTGAATGCAACTGTATCTAACCCTAATGGATTTTGTCTTAAATACACCCACTTAACTTTATCACCATCTCTAATTGGTTCGTGCTTAAACGGTGAATTAAAGAATTTCAATAATCGGTTGTATGCAATTCCTGCTTTAACGTGTGCGGGTGTTCCTTTTTCAAAAAACGCAATCTGTAACCCACTATCTTTTCTCCACTTACCATCATCGTATTTACTCAACTCTTTAATTGCCCCACCTTTTGCAATGGTTTTAACTGGTAGTGTTGGTAAACTATTTTTAAATTCAATTAGAGTTTTATCTATGTAATCATTATCCTTACCCATAAGAATATCTTTCAGCATTGTTGACATAAATCCTTGAAATGCTTTGGGGAATGATGAACGAACTACATCTAAACCTTTTACGTCCAACTTATCACATTTGATACCATTCTTTAATACCATCCATTGTGCGTATCGTTTCTTTGCTACCCAAAAACCTGCTTTAGAGATATACTCTTTTTTGATTTCAAATCTATGTTTATCTTTTGGTATCCCAAAGAATCTTTCTGATAATAAATCGTAAAAGTTATTTAAGAATGTTTGGGTTTCTTCTGCAATAGTATTTACCTCATCTGCCATTCTTTGTTCATCGAATGTTTTGTATTCTGGAAAACGATGTTTTACCAAAGGTTCTGCCATCATATAGATTGAATCGGTATCTATGTAGACGTTGTAGTCTTCTTTTGTACCTAACTCTTTCCAATATTTGATGTTTGCCATCTCTGCCGTTTTCTTAATAACAGTTTGCCCCGTAATCGTAACTGCCTCTGCATTATCAATATCGTAAAACCGAAAGGCAGGAAGACCAAGAACACCATACATAGAATTAAGCAAAATCTTTTGAACAAGCTGCCTTTTCGCATAAAACTCATATTTTTCCGTATCACCCGCTTCACCATATTGACTTTCTAATTTTCTAAATTCTACACGTTGTTTAAACCATGTGTCCAGAATATCAGCAATAAGACCGGGCTTGTCCTGATTGTACAAAACTCCGTTTGCCGCAACTCCTAAATTACTATCTTTTATAACCTCTTGGAGTTCTGAACTACTATATTCATAAGTATCATCTTTCCCAACAATTGTATAATTCCTATCTACACCTCTTACCCATTCTTCAGGATTCCAATCTTTAATCTTTCCGATTTTAGTTTCGGGTGAGATGTTTAAAGTCATAATGATTGATGGATATAGAGATGTTAAGTCCAAGTCATAAATCCAATCGTACTTACCAACAATAGGTTCTTTCACATAAGCTCCGATGAACTTTTCTTCGTTGTTATCACGAAGTGCCTGCATCTTCTCTTTCCTATCTTTTGGTTTATTTGGTGCTACTAAACCTTTCTTTTTAAGATATGCTAAACAAGCTCCTTCCAAATACTTTGATGAGAACATATAATCTTCATACGGAACAAATCCCGCGTGGCAGATTGCTCTACATAACTCAATGAATTGAAGTTTCTCATCCATTGAAACAACTAACTCAACATCAGTAATGTTGTATTCAATAAATTTCTGCAAATCTGTTTCAAACAAATCATCCAAACTTCCTTCATATTCAATCTTACCTCTACCCAACTCTTTCTTTGAGATGTGGTCTAATGTATATGAACTCTCTAAGCCATAGTTATAGTTTTTGTAAAGGTTGATGTAATCTAAAATAGATACACCACCAAAACTCCATCTTTGTCTATAGGGTGAATAGAATGTTTCTGATATAGGTGATAATCTTTTTGCATGTCCTTCACCACATACCCTCTTAATACGGTTGTATAAGTAAGGAATATCAAAGAAGTCAATATTCCAACCTGTTAGGATAGTAGGGTTCACACCTTGATAATAAGTTAAAAATGCTAATAGCAAATTCTTCTCATTATCAAAGATGTGTACACTCACACTACGGCCATCTTTATTGAATTGTTGAGCAGTGTTCTTTACCTTTCTTGCCTTATCCAACACAAACACATCATACAATTTGGTTACACTATCGTGTGAAGCAATTGCAGTGATTTCGTTTTTTGCATCAAAGGTGTTTGGTAAACCACTAATCATTTCAACCTCAATATCAAAGGTCATTGTTCTGTTTCCTGCTGATGGAATATCAGAATCGTATATATCAACTAATACTCTGGTTGTTTCTGGCACATCGGATTCAAATAAATCAGGTGATTCATCTTTTTCCCATTTAGAAATCTTCCGTAATTTATCACCATACATAGAACGATGTTCACCATGTTGGTCTTTAACATACGCATACTTTCTGTACGGAAATGTTTGATACCCATTGGCATCATCCCATAAGTGAATTAAATTCTTTTGTCTTTCGTAATAAATATTTTGGTACATACTTTAATTTTAAGGTTTGTAGAAAATGAAGATTGGTTCGTATTTGTAAACCATATCACCTATTTTCATACTATTTTTCACTCCACTCAAATCAACACCCGTCATAGGACTCATTGTCATCTTAATCTTACCTTTATACTCACAACCCAATTCTGTAAGAATATCAATTGAATCTTGCTCTAATGTGAAAAACTTATCTTTACCCATTTTAATATCTGCAATATTCCAAAGGATGTATCTATCATTACGAAGATATTCAAATGCAGTTGTTAAAGTAGGTCTTAAAAACCCATCTCTCCAACTACCATAGTTACTGAATTTCTTAAATGATTGAGTTTCATCGTTTGAGTATCTTTCTCTATCAAAGTATGGTGGTGATGTAAATACAAAATCTAATTCACCTTTATACTTTTCAAAGTTAGAATCTAAATGAATTATTTCAGAACCAGTTGTAAAGATTTCATAGGTATTTTGATGTCCCCAAAAAGGATTACTTGCACCAGGTATTTTACTATTAAAGAACTCTGCTAAATACTCATATCTTGTTTTACCAATTTCAGGTATTTGGTTTTCGGTATTAGGGTCATTACCTATGTAGTGAATGTTTCTATCATCTACTGATAATGCTCCTAAAATTCTACCACCCCACCCTGCCGATGGGTCATAAATGTTAATCTTCTTTTGTTCCTTAATATGCTCTGTAAATCTTTGATAGAGATACTTTGCAGTTAATGGTGGAAAATTAACTACTGCCTGTGTTCCCATACCAATACGGAATGCCGCAGTTGCTTCTGGAAAAATAGTTTGACCAAACGGATATGTTTTAATCTGTATAGGTTGTTTTGGAATATCAATTAGATTATCAATATTCTCACCCCAATCCGCAGTTTTAAGTGATGAAATATTCTCATACTTCAATACACCTGCTTTATACAAATCTCGTACCTCTTGTGCAGTAATTGGTGGAGATGGAACTTTACTATCTGCCTGAGATAAACAAAAACCAAATCCTTTTTGAGTATCACCCTCTGCCCATTTCTCAATCCACTCTTTACCAGTTTGGATATGTGAGTTATGAAAATCAGGATGGTTTAAGTGTAAAGTTTTAGAAAAACGATACATACCATCTTGACGAGTTAGACGATTCATCTGTTTAATGAAGTTTGGTAAATACTCATCTTCTACAAAAATATCATAGATGGATGGTTTCGGATTATCATACGCAGAACCACCGATACCTGTTTTGTACATAGCAGGAAAGAACTGATTTACACAAGTGGCAAATTTGTTAAAGTTAAAAATAACTTCATCACCATCTTTGTCTACCTTACTAAACTCATTAACTTTGTATGTCTGTAGTTTAGAAAAGTTTTCAATAATTTCAGCTTCGTCCATACCAATTCTCGGTGGTGCATCCGTTCTGTTCCACTGCTCAATGGCAGTCTTACGAAAGAAATCAACCCATTTACCAAACTCAGGAAAAGGCATCTTCAATACATCTTCGTATTTAAGATTTATTTCCGGAGAGTAAATCCAATCGTTTCTTTCATAAAAATACTTCTTTTCGTAATTAAATGCCATTCTAGGTGGTTAATTGAACTTCTACTAAATAATATTTTGCAGTAAAGTCATCAATCTTAAACTCAACGTGAGCAAGACCTGATGTTGATACATTTAATGTAACTGCGTTTGCTTCTTTGTTTGCTGAGAAGATTTCTTTAAGATACTTTGCAGAGAATGAAATAGGTTTAACAGTTCCTACATAATCTTTTTCAGCAGAGAATGCGATTCGGTTTGAATTTACATTTGAATAACCTAATACAATTTTTAATTCACCACCCTCACTTAATACTGTAAAAGTATCTACATCAGATAATGCGTTTTTACCTTTGATAAATTTGTCAATAAACTTACCATCAAACTCAATCTTAACATCAAAGTCAGGTAATGATTTCAAATCAGGTACAGTTGGAATAACTGCCAAATCTGCTAATTGAAATTGTGCTTTTGTTCCTTCACTCTTAATGAATAAATTGATTGCATTACCATTTTGCTCTTGAACTTCTAATTCAACATCATCTCCAACTACCGATAATAACTTATTTAATGTGGATGTTGTATATACTCCCAACTCCGGTGCATTAAATGTAAAATTATCCAAATGGATTTCACCTAATACTGTCTTATCATCGGAGATAAAACGGGTAACTAATTTACCATCTGCTGCTTTCCATGCAACTGATTCTACCAATCCTGCCAAATTATACTTTTGGATGAATCTTACAATTCTTGTTTTGTTCATACTTACTTTATTTTAATTTATTTGTTTTACAAAGATACTATATTTTTTTGATATTTCCAAATTTTTATGGTTTTTTCCATATCCAAATTGGTTCACAGAATGTTTTGTTTTTTGCTTCTTCTGCTTTTAATAATGCTTCTTCGGTGTATCTATCTTCATCCCCATCTATAATTGCACCTGCACCCGCGCTGCCCGGTCTCTTGGCCATTTCCATGCCCAATACTCCCTCGTATTCTCCTCCTATTGATTTAATATAATCATTCATAGGATTTGTTATCTCTTGGTATCCTTTACCATCCCCTTTGGATGCAGCATAGACATCTGCGATATTGATTGCTAAGTATCCTCCCTTCCGAATAGTTGGCCAAACTTTTTCAATTGTCTTATGTAAGAATAACTTATTCCACGCATCGATATTATTGTATCTGACCCAACTCTGGGTATCATCGTAAGAATATCGCTCCACATTGAAATATGGAGGTGATGAGAAGACAATATCAAAATAGTCAATGTACTCACTATAATCCATATCCTCCGCTGGCGATTCATAAAATGTTGATTTCTTTTTAGTTTCAAAGAACCCGTTATGTTTTTCATAAAAATCTGCTTGTTCTCTGTATATTGGGTGGTTTTCTTTTCTCGGGTCTATTCCCACGTAATGCTCACCCTTTTCGGACGCATAGAACCCACATAACCTATCTCCCCAACCTGCGGAGATGTCGAGGATGTTACGGGCGCCTACTAAATCGTAAAGTGCCTTGGCAACATTAGGTTTGAATTGTGAACAAATATATTTACGAAGTGATAAACATACTCGCAATGAGTTTCTATTTACCTCATCAAACTTTAAAGTATATAATCCACCCATAAGACTCGTCATAAACTCTTTTGAAGACCATGTTCTTTCAGGACCCGGACTTACCGTTCCCGAAACAGTCCATCTATTGGCTTGTTGAAAATAGTTTGATGCAGAATTACCTGTATTCAATCTTCGAAGATATTGTTGCTTTCCTCTGAATGTTAAAGCATAGTTGCTTTCTGAGGCTTTGCGCGGAAACCATTCACCTTCGGTTAGGAGTTCGTGATACCGAGTTCCTTTGAGAGCAAGATATTCTTTACGGGCATCGGTTTCTGTGATTTCCGCGTATGGAAGTTCGTACTCCATACAGACTTGCGCAAGAGAGTCTTTTACATCATCTCTATCAAATGTTGTTTTAATATAACTCCACTCTTCACTATTGATGTGAAGATATGGAGTCATATTTTTAAACTTATCAAAATATGTTATGTACATTTATTGTTATTTATTATGCAAATGCGCTAATCTGTAATTGGATGTAAATATTTAAATCATTCCAAATATTCTTTACATCTGCTTTCTTATTTGGAACTTGTTGAGGGTCTAACATATTATATGCTGCAAAATGATGAGTACATTCTTTTAATGAAATTTCATTATTCTTAAATTTCTCGTATAATTCACAACAAAATAATTGATAAACATCACTTCTAAATTCATCTTTCTTCTTTGCCACTACTCTGTACTTTTTCATAACATCAAAAAATGAAGTTGCATATATTTCAACTTCTGATTTAGTCACAACATAATCACCACTTTGAATCAATTCTTTATCTAACCATTTATCACTTCCTGTTAAAGGTCCTAAAATATAAATTAAACCATTATCTCCAAATCCATTTTCTTTACCAATCTTCATCCAATCTAATAAAGTTTGATATGAATAAATCTTATCTGTAATGTTTAAGATTTTAGCAATATCTAAATGATGTTTTATATAATCACGTAATTTCCAAGTTCTATATTCAACATTGATTTTAATTAATAGTTTGGATAATTTTTCCATGTCATCAGTAGATAACCAATCAACAACTACACAGGGTAATTTATCTAATGAAAATCCCCAAGACCTTACCGTTTGAGCTGCACTTAATCTGTGGTGTCCTTCGAATAACATATAACCTGTTATATTACCTTTTGAATCTTTTTGAGGAACAACATATAAACAAGTTAAAAATCCTTCATTTATAATTGATTTTGAGATAGATTCTACACCCTTTACGTTCTCTTCTCTATTTAATGGGTTTGGAATCAATAAATCAACATCAATCAGTTTTGGTTGTGCAACACGAATTATATCATTTGTAGAAAAAGCTCTTCGTTGTCCAAAGGATGTAATGAATGCATCAATTTTACTTTTACCTGAAATTAATATCCAACCCGCGTTTGTTAGTTTATCTGCAAGAGTTTGTGTACTATTTGTAAGGTCTCTTTCATAAAATAAAAAGAATTTTGTAAATTTAGTAGTTGCTTCTTCAATTACTAATTTTTTAGTAATAAATTCATTTACACGTTTCTTATCAAAAAATGTAGTTGATTCCATCCAAATATTATCAAAAGTATGGTCACTAATCTTTTCTCCATCCGTAGTATTAATATATGTTCTGTGGCATCCTATACCATTTTTGGCTAAAAGAATATCTATACTCTTTTCAAATACTGCACCATGTTCACGTCTTAAATCGTTTGCCTGTTTGTTTATTGTTTCCATTTATTTTAAAGTTTAAGTTTTATTAGTTCACATCGAACTATATACTAAAGGTACAAAAAATAATTGATATTTACAAATATCAGTATGTTTATTTTTTGAAATCAAAAAATTTATGTAAAGAAATATTGTTAGTTGGTGTGTTTTTTATTTTCGCACTATCACTTACATAATTGTATGGTTTTCTGACATCAAATATACCACCATTCATTAAATAAGTAAAATCTGCCCAATCTAATATATGAATTTTAGCATTAAATTGTTCTTCTAAAAAAGTTAAATGCTCACCTACCGTTTTTGTTATTGGTGAATATGGGTGTAAAATGTATATATTCTTCAAATTATATTTTCTAATATATTTGAAAGCCTTATGAGGTATTTTATCTCCAATAGAACCAGATTGACCCTGTGCTACGCAATCTAAATGCATGTGTCCATTTATTATAAAATCAATACCTTTGGTTTTATTTCTTTGGAATGGGGTATGCATTGAAAGTAAAAATTTTTCAACACGTTCTTCTAAATCTTTACCACGTTTATGTACGTTTTTGGCAAAGTAATTCTTGTCTTTAATTACCATTTGTTTTATTTTTGTTTTTCTTTTAGTATTATAATTTAACCTAAAATTATAATTTTTTCATAAAGATTACGTTTTTTAAAGTGGGGTCTGCTCCACCGTTACATTAAGTCAAATATACAAAAAATGCTTGGTATTTCCAAGCATTTTCTTTTATTTATTTTCCAACATTCCAAAATAAAGTGTCTTCATTTAGGGTTGCCCGTTGAAGTATTTCCTTCCAAGCTTTAGAATCGTATGTCAAAGATGAAGGGAAGGGGGGTCTATCTTCCAATTTACAATCTTTGTGGAACGGCATTCTCTTTGGTATTGTGATTGCTCTACCTTGTTGTGGTCTGGATGTGTTGTGTCCAATCTGTACCCCATATACTTTTGCATCAGGCCAAGCTAACTGCAAACCTCTACTTAATGTACCCGAACTCATCACACTCCAAACTTCTTTTGGTGTAAATGATATTTGTTTTCTAGCTACCTGTGCAATTGTGTTTAAAATAATTGGGTCATCAAAACCGAATGGGATTAGTTTGATATTATCCCACCCATTACCTTGTCTATCCTTCGCCTTTCGGTTTAAATTTGTCAAATAACCCATAGGGACTTCGTTGATTTCTGCACCCACCATCTCAGCTTCTAATGTAAGTTCGGTTCTTTGCCCTTTTGGAACATATACAATTGCTTTCTTTCCCAAATCTCTACAAGCATATGCTAATGAAACTTGTCCGTAGCCTTGACGGGGGGATGCGTATATCCATTGTTCTACCTGTGGATATGCCAACATATATGAATATGCGAATCTGCGTTTACTGCCACCTGGTAAAAGGTCGTCTCTGACAATCCTTATACCTCCGATGGTTTGAACTACTACAGGTGGTAAATTCACCTCATAGTTATACCTTTCTAAATGAAAATCTAAATGTTTATACATAACCAAATTTACGAAAAAAAATCCAATAAAACAAGCTTATCTCAATATATGTTCGTTGATTGAGTTTACATAAGCAAGTTTGGATTGAACACCTGCAAATCTACCTACCTCTTTACCATTTTTTTCAATAATAACAGTTGGTACTGAACGAATATTATATTGAGATGCAACATCGGATGCCTCATCTACATCATATTCTTCAAATTTAACAATGCCATTACCATAACCACTTCTTACTTCTTCAAAAATTGGTTTCAAAGTTTTACACGGACCACACCATGATGCGGAAAATTTCTTTACAGTTATCATATCTTATTTTGTTTTTCTTTAAATTCATCATATGCATCTAATAATGCATCTACTACTGGATGTCTGTGATTTGTTAATAAAGTTTGCGAATCCATATCTTTAATTTTCTTTGCAGCAGTTACTAAAAATTTAAATCCACTTTCTCCTTTATACTTTAAATCTACTTGTTGTGAATCACCACAAACAACCATTTTACTTCTTAATCCCAAACGAGATGTAATCATTTCCATCTGGTCATTAGTACAATTCTGTGCTTCATCTACTATAATGAATGCATCTAAAAATGTTCTACCTCTCATAAATGCCAAAGGAACAATTTCCACTTGTCCGTTTTGTAAAATCTTATCAATCTTTTCTTTGTTATATAATTGATAAAAATTAGAATAAACGGGTTGCATCCAGGGTTCCATCTTCTCTCTCAAATCACCAGGTAAGAAACCAATTTCTTCTTTACTTACAGTAGGACGGGTGATAATTATTTTATGAACCGTTTTCTTAAATAACATATCCAATGCTACTTGGCAGGCAAGTAGTGTTTTACCACTACCTGCTTTACCACTTAATATTGTAATTGCGTTGTTTAGGATTTTTTCCTTTGCTTCTTTTTGTTCATCGTTTAACTGAACCTGAAATTTAATTGGTCCTTTCGGTTTATCAATTAATTCTTCTTTTATTTTTTCTGTCAACTCTTTGTTTTTATTAGATAAGTTCTCACCCATAAATTATTTGTTTATTAACCTTCACAACTAACACAATTCTCATCCATTGCTCTTGCAGCAATATCTCCTCTTAATACGGATTCACTTCTTAAATAGTAAAGTGTTTTAACCCCTTGCTTCCATGCTTCTAAAGTTACTTGGTTAATCCATTTTGGTTCTGCACTCTTAGGGAATGCCAAGTTCAATGAAACAGACTGGTCTATATATTGTTGTCTTACACCCGCTTGTCTAACTAAATCCAATTGGTTAATTTCTTTGAAAGTTTTAAATACATCTTTAACTGAACTAGCTCTATGCGCTCTTTCATCTATTGATATTTCTTTACATTCAACTAATTTACCATCTGAAAAACACCAATCATCTAAAAAGTCTAAATCTTGTACAGAACCTTCATCTGCTAAAATTTTATCCCAAACTTCTTTATTGTTTTTACCAATCTTTTTTAAGGTTTTTTCTAATTCATGATTCTTACGAATGAATGTTCCCTTTGCAGTTTGTTCTGTAAATACATTTGCTTTCCAAGGTTCAATACCACTACTTACATTACCACTCAACTTAGAGTTCGATTGTGTAGGTGCTACTGCTCTTAGGTGTGTGTTTCTGAAACCCGTATCTCTACACCATAGTGGTTCTCCATATTCGGATGCCATATCTCTACTTGCTCTTTCAGATTCAATCTTTAATTGAGAGAAAATCTTACGAGTTTCAAATTGTGCTGGCAATCCTTCAAACGGAATACCTTTTTGTTGTAGGTATGTGTGCCATCCTAAAACTCCTAATCCCAATGCTCTTCCTTTTGATGCTGAACGAACCGAATTCTCAAATCCAGTCAATCCCTTAGCTCTCTGTATGAACTCCTCTAATACACCATCTAAAAACTGTGTAGAAGTATAAATTAAATCAGTGTCTTTCCACTCATCATATTTAGCTAAATTCAAAGATGATAAACAACATACAAACGAATGTGATTCATCTGTGTGTAAAACGATTTCAGAACAAATG